ACAAACTATATTGGTCCAATAACACTTGACCATCCTCATGTACGGGAAGGGGATGAAATCAAACCTGATGGCAGTGAAACCATTAATGTTGTATGCAGTCCTATACAGGCCAAACAATTACTCGGTCTTGCAGAAAATGTGGTGAAAAATGATTATGGCCCTGTAAGGATTATAAGGGGACTTAACACCCGGTGGGGTGTTCTCCCAGTTAATACGAGTGAGAATCTCAAAATCAATGAGGCTAATCCCCATGTTGGATTCTATAAATTGGGTGATCCTGAGGAGGAGGTTAAAAGCCCTATTGTATCCTTGGTGAAGATCCCGGCTGAAATGATAAGCCGAAACCTGAATGAATATTTAACTCTCCTGTATAGTAAGGGTGGAGAGGATGGAAGTACCATTAAATCGGGTTACGAGGATACTGAGGAGGTCACAGTCTTTGAAGATACCTTTGATAGTGCATACACAGGTAATTGGAATACTTATGAAACTTATTACATGACCAGTGCCAGTGTATCTACAAGCGGAGGCAAACTCGTTCTCACAGGAACCAATACCAGCGGTGCTAAGTATGGTGCATGGGGAAGGATAAAAACAACCAGTAAATTCAGTTTACAACCACCATTCACTGTTGAATTTGACTTAGAATATGGAAGCGGAACTTACAGTTATCTTAACCTGTTAATGGTCCCATCACTCCCGCAACCTTGGAACCTAACCACAAATACAAAAACAAGCAATTACATCCGCTTTGCTATTCATCACAAAGATGGTAAATTTTATTTATTAGCCCAACGGTGCAAGGCCGGCGCCGTCACCTCAATGATTCATTATCAACAATTAAATTTCAGCACAGAAAAGAATCCCAATTTCAAAGTAAAAGTTACAGAAAGCGGGTATATGGAAATTTATGTGGATAAATCAGGCGGAACCAATTTTGGAAATCCAGTATGGAAGGGAAACACTGGGCTTTCATGGAAAAATTATTATTTCATCTATGAAATGCAACAATACTCTTTCTCAACAGTGACAATGCGGTCAGGTAATTTCAAGGCCTATGAAGAGGTGGATGTGAATAAGCCTAATGTTGTGGTTGCACCTCCACAGGCTGATTGTAACATGACTCCTGATTTCACACGGTCCTCAGAGGAGGGTAATATTCAATGTTTCCAGGACATAACTGATCCACTCAATTATCAGATTAGCCCCGCTGATTTCTATAAAGGCACTGTTAAGGCCATGAATGGGAATTACACTGATTCTGTTTACCGTTTGATTACTCATAACGAGGTGGACCTTGACCCCACTAAATTCTATGTCAGCAACGGCCTTATTAAATTAGTAACCACCACTAATGGAGTGCAATTTCAATATTGGAATGGTTCTGGTTATGTTACCCTGAACACTTTCACACTGCCTGATTCTATTAGTTTGATAAGGCCGTGGATGGTCACACCCTGGTGGTTTGTCCTGCAATTGGATCGGACATATTGGCATATACGGGCTGGTAAACCTTTTATCTGGGTTAAACATGAATATGATGACATTGGATTTACTAAAACAACCTGCGTATTCCATGATGACACTATCAACTGTGGTTTAAGTGATGGTGCTGATGTTTCAATGCTAACACAGCCTTATTCATTACATTACAGACCGTATAACTTGCTGACACAAAATCAGGGTGATTTGGAATCCGGTGTAGAAGGATGGAATGAAGTTGGAACTGTTGGACCGATTACTCAGGTGTCACCAGGTTGGTATGGGTCGTATTGTGCTAAAGTAACCACGCTTGGAGATGTTAACCAAGGAATAATGCAAGACTCCGGTGCTTATAGTGATATAAGTTATATTGATGACCCTACCGGACTCATCGTGTATGGGGGTATGGGTTTAAAAGGTTCTGGAACAGTCCACTTAGAATTTATTGAAAGAGATTCTTCCGGTTCAATATTAAAATCATCAAAAAGTAGTGATACTGTCCTTTTACCTACATTTAGATCAAAAGGAATATTTCACACTATAACCGACCCTGATACAGAATATGTATCTTTAAAAGTATTAACGAGTGTTGCTAGTGTTGCAGAGATATATATTGACAATAATATAATAGCCCCGACATATAACTTGTCAAATGATCCCTGGCATATAGGTCATTCTGCTTCTAATCGTTACGGTCTTATCATAACTAAAAAAGACCCCACAACCATCAAATCAAATAGTATTCCTTCATCAACAATAACAGGGATAGGAGTATACGACCAAATGAGGCCCCCGAGTCATCCAGACCATTTTAAATCATTAATGCGTGAATGGCACAACCAGACAAGGCAAGCATTAGCTCTTCAATCAATATAAATGGGGTGTTATTTTTAAATGATTAAAGCCGAATTCCAACCCACATTATTCAGCACTCCAGAGGAGGTTCACACAGAACAGCCCTACGTTAAAGTAGAGATGTATAGAAGGGACCCTGCTAATATATATGTGTCAAGAGCCACTGAATGGATTAAATCACATAGGGATATTTACGACCAACCAAACAAGGGATATACAGTCGTTGGATTACACAAAGGAAGGAATCTTACTAGTGGGAATCTAAGTAAAAGTATCAATATTAAAAAAGGTGGAAAGTATTGGATTCTTCTACGGATTAACAAAACACCTGAAAGTACCTCTAACACTATTGGATTAGAAATTGATGGAAAAATGATAAACACTTTTTCCGCTTATGGCCAATGGATTCATTACAAATTTCTTGATTTTGGCTATCTCGACCTGGAAGAAGGGACTCATCAATTTAAAATTTACTTAAACGGAAAGCGTACATGGGTAGAACAATTATTAATGTATCGTTTAGAATATTTCAGCAGCGAAGAAAAGGATTCTAACTATCGTTTGGATTGGAAGGAGATAGAATTTACGGAAAATGCAATAGGAGACCTAAACAGTGCTGAAATAACTTTAAGCATGAATGAATCATGGAATGACCCCAATCAAAACATATTCAGCCGGAAACACTTTGATTATCTGGATATGGTGAATATTATCGTAGGGGATAGCGACCATTGGGGAAATGCCAAAGTTAAATTTGGCGGCTACATTATTGGATATGACGAGGCGGATGATGGAAGTGAAATAACCCTCTCCTGTGCGGATAGGTTATTAGACCTCTACCGAAGGCCTGTTTATACTAATTACTATATTGGAGTGGCGCCTGCAAGTGATGAAACTTGTACGTTTCCGATGATAAAATTTGGCAGTGCGCTTGAAGCAATCAGATATACAAACGAAACCAGCGAATATAGCCCGTTGAGTTATGGAATTATTTATCCCTATGCATTGGACATGGATTATAGATTATTAAACGATTATGAGACAGTTGCAGTTTCAGGGTTTGAAAAGGATTACAGCCCATCCACAGGGTTAAGATTAGGATATTCACATACGCTTAATCCGGACCATTGCGGTGTTACACCAGATTTAAATTGCAGCGGAGTATTATTTAACAATCCTGCCGGCCCTGTTGATGCCGCAATTCATGATATGCTCTGTATTAAATACCTTGCAGCAGGTGAAAGTTGCGGGGAAAGTAACCGGGTTCAATTCAATATTCAAGTATCGATGTATAAAGCAGGCCAGAACCCTACACAAGCATTAACTTATACTATTCTTTGGACGGGAAAGCAAGGAGCTACTAGGGTAATAGGTCAGGCTACTCCGGTTCTTGATGGAACGGAGCAATTACTGAAATTTGATTTAAAAGCGGCCTTTGATAAATACGCACCATCAAGCAATTATTATGTTACTAAAATTGAATTAGTGGACACAGCCAGTTTACAACAAGTAAGAAGACGAGAAAGTAGCGTTTTTCACATATTATCCCTGATAATGTACGATAAAGACTTAAATGTGAAAATGAAGGTTAATCAGGAAACAAGTTATCCTTATGATGTTTTAAGTGAAATCCTTACAGAAATGGGCTTTGTTGGATATGTGGATTATGGGCGAGAAAGAAGGGAGGATGTTCTTTGTATTGCGCCAGAAATGAATGAAAAAGCGCCGGTAGATTTAGTTGAAGGCGTAAATATTTTGAATATAACCGACAAATCCTATGACCCTAAAGAAAATATTAGAAACGCCATTTACAGCCATTATCACTATAAAGAAGGCCAAAACGAAAAAACGGGCGCATCCTATATTGAAAATATTGACAGCGTACCAAGATATGGGCCTGGAGCTTGGGAACATTATGAGGACCGAACAGATGTTAGCAAAAAGACAGATGCAGAGGTACTTGGAAGGCGGTTTGTTGAAGAAAATAGTTACCCCATTGTTTCATTCACATTAGAAATGAAAGGAACAACCCTTTTAAATCCTAGTCAATACATTGTTGCATCGATACAGAAAGAGTACCTTCAAGGAAATTACAGCACTAAGACAGCTACCCATACAATCAGCCGGGAGGGTGGATATATCACTAGAATTAGTGTAAATCGGCCGGGTAGTTATTATGACCAAATAATGGTAAAAATAGATAAAAAAATGAATGAATTCCTAAATAAACACAGCGATTCAATGTACAGCAGAAGCGTATTAAACAATATGAGCCTTTCAGGTCTTGGAGCATTCATAAGGGAGAGATATTAAAAATGGCAGTAACAATAGTTCAAGTGCCGGGAGGCCAAATAGTACAGAAAGACCAGGAATATGCGAATATTGCCTTCAGTGACCAAGAAGGTGTCATATATAATCCAAATCCCGATATAGAGGGAGAACAGGACGCATATTTCAGTCATAATATTGCACCGCCAATTACCGACAATTTCGCGTGGAACAATATAAAGCTGAATTACACTTACAATCGGGGCGAGGTCCCTGACATATTTCAAGCATGGTTTACACTTGAAGGAATCCTCTTAGACGGGAGTCTTGAGGTAATCGGCCAACAGGCAATAACGAGCATTCCAGCAACTCCAACCACTGGGGAAATATACTTTGACTTATATAACAACCGGTCTAAACCTTCATTCAAGAAAAAAGGCGTTATCGGAACTAGTGGAAAGGTGATGTTGTGGCTCCCTAGAAAATGGCTCTACTTTGAGTCAATAAATCTTGTTAAAAACTTCTTAGGTGATTGGAATGGTCGAAGAAGGTACACAATAACAAATAATTCATCTAACGACTACTCAGAATATCGAGCTAGAATTGTAGTGCCTTATCTTACTATGAATAGTGATTTTAGTGATTTAAGATTTTGTGATAGTGATGGGAAAACTCTTCTATGCTATGGACGAGAGTATTATATTTCAAGTTCAATGGCTGTTTTTACCGTCATCGTGCCTAATCTTGGCGTGGGAGAGTCTAGAACCATATATGTGTACTATACTAAACCCTCTGCGACTTATCAAGGAAATATGTTTACTGTGGCTAATAAATTTGATAATTGGGAGGATGGAAAGGTCAGTGGACGAAGCCATCCTTACAGTAATTGGGGTAGCGTGAACTGTACCCCTAGTATTGAGTCGGGAAGTCCTATTAGTGGAAATTATTCTATGAACGTTACGGGTGGAGATACAACGGAATCTTTTGCCTATACCGGCATCCCATCAGGGCTTGTAACTAATTATAGGGCTGAATTTGATTTTAAATTGAAAAGTCCTGGCAGTGGCACCTATGCCCCTTGGATAGATTTATGGTGGAAAAGAGCCGGAATAAATGATATGATAAGGGCCTATGCTTATTGGAATGGAAGCAATACATCTATACAATTCAGGAAATCCGAGGCCGGCTCAGCAACCACAATAAAAATTGCTACATGGCTTTCCGGGAAAATACCCACAGGCAAAGTATATCACTGTACAATTATAGATACCGGGTCACGATTCCAGTTATATATTGATGAAACCCTCATAATAAACGAATCTTACAGTTATAACGGGTCCACTCCTACTAATTATGGTGTAGGTTGCGGATACAATGGAGTAGCAACGTTTGACAACCTTTCAATTCATAAAACCCAACCAAACGTAACAGTTTCAGGGATAGGTGGAACAGCAGAGGGTGGGACACCAATACCACTTGAGGTTACCAGTGAAAATGATCTTTTCGGATATTTCACTATCCCGGCTAGTTGGGTAGACCCATCCGACGCAAGTTTAGAGATAAAAGAGATAAACACCGACACATATAGGACTAACGAAATCCCAGTCAGCGTAAAGGATAATTTGGAGCTAGGAATGAACGGAGTAGACCGCTATCAAGGGTTGCGGCTTGGATTATATCTCCAGGGAGATAGAAACTGCAATTTCAGAATCAACAATTTGAGTTATGCCTATGAGGTGATATAAATGGATACTGAGGGGATTGCAAGGAACATTTTTAACATTATAGACGCCAGCTATTATATTGGAAAAGACGCCACCATCCTTCAAAAGGAAGACGCACGAACCGGGGAATATGCAATTGTATACGGCCCAAATAAGGAAATAATGGATACTGGATGGAGTGTCAATAATGCTTGGGTCGGGCTTCATACCCTATTACTGAGATGGGAGACTAATTCATCAAAAGCAGACCAAGTGCGGGTGGAATATTTATGGAGAGATGAGGAAGGAAATGAAGGCGTACATAAAGTATCAGCAGAATTTCAAGATGATATTTCATATAGAAGTGGAAATGGAATAGGGAAGGCTTATTTTCACGAAAATAACGAATATAGAATTATTGTAAGAAGCAGTCCTTCAGTTGAAGTTGATAAATATGTTGCTGTTGATTATATTGGAATGTTAGTAACCAATGCTTGGAATGTACGTTCTTTTATTTATCCCAGTGTTGAAAAAGATATCCCTCTAGTACCAACTATAGAGGCGGGTATTTGTAATGCTTATTCAGATGGAACAGATTATTATGGGATGGGCACAGTAAATTTAATACACGAATACAGATTTTATTATCCAACACTTACTCCTCTCATTGCAGGGGGTTACGTTGCAAGAGTAAATGCTATAAGGGATGATAGTTTTGATGTTGTTTTCTGGAGAACTGACGGACAACAGTTTAACGGGGGCATTTCAATTTTTTATAACATAATGGGATGGTCTCCCCCTATAAGCTTAAAATAAGGAGTTTTTTTTATGAAAATTGATGTAAAAGAAGTAAAAAAGAACCCGGATAAATTTTTAGAAGGGGAAAATCTTAAAGAAATCTTAAAAGACAGTCAAATGGTTGTTGAATTATTAAAAACTAAAGATGTGAATAATTACAAAGTAATTGTGGATGGGGAGCCCGTATATCTTGTTAGGCCAGAGGGAGAGGAAAATAAATCTTCTTTCAGTTGAAAAAGTGTTATACAGAAGATTGGATCTTAATTATATTCTTTTTCTATAAAAATTAATTTTTTTTTAGGTTTTTTTTTGTTGAATTTGTTTCCTTGTATTTGAGTATTGATACTCATTCAATTAATTAATCCACCCCCTCATTCCTTTTTTTAAGGGAAAAAGAATGGAGGGAGGGATGAAAATAGTAATAAGACAAAGAATTTTTTTTTAGGGAGGTAAGAATAGCATGATAAGAGGTAGGAATAGTGAAGGTAAATCCCGTTTTGTATTGGTTGATGATGATGGTAGGTTGGTTATGGGATATAGAAACTTAGAAGCGGGTGGTAGGCCTAATGAAGTGGAAGGAAACAACATGGGTCCTTATGTGGTGGTGGGTAACACTACGATCAGTACAATACCACGTGGAACATTAATCACATTAGACACAGACCCCACAGCACTGCCCACCACACCCTTAACTGGTCGGAAGTGGATCCGATTCAGAAATGAAGACCTAGTCGATATACTACTTTGTGATAGTGAGGGTGTGGTTTTCCGTACTTTGGAGCCTGGAGAGGAAAGTCCGGCCTATGATGCTGGTGAAACTGTCCTGTTTTATGGTAAAGTGGGTAGTGGTACTGCTGATATAGGGGTTAGGGTTGAAGAAGGTAAGTGATAGTCATGGCAACAATAACAAGCATACAATCAGGGAATTGGGGAACCGCGGGAACATGGGATAGTGGCGTTCCAGTGAATGGGGATACTGTAATAATAGCAGAAGGGCATACTGTTTTATTCGATGTTGATCAATCAGGGTTCGCAACAGGATTAGTTGATTTGACTATTAATGGTATTTTAAATTTCAAACATGATTCTGTAACCTATTTGAAATGGAGTGGAAAAATACAAGGAAATGGTATATTAAATGTTGGAACTGATGATAATCCTATTTTAAGGGCACCATTAGGTAGTTCAACATCATTGGCAACCTTACATTTTACGGGGGAAGTAACAACTGCCGCATCCGCAATGTCAGGTACAAATAAAATATATTTGTGTGGTTGGATTCCAGAAACACCAAATTATACTTTTATTATTGGAAATCATGCAATTGGAACTACTGAAATACATTTAAATGATCATATTGACATTCAAGAAGGAGACGAGATTATAATCGGACAAGAAACAATAAATGATTGGATAACTGAAACTCCTAAAGGAAGGTACACAGTAACAGATTATGATTCAGTAAACAAAGTAGTTACAATAAATCCGGCATTGGCATCCAATAGGCTTGAGGGTGATGTTGTAGCTATGTTTACACGCCCAATTACTGTTAAATCTACAAATAAGCCAAGTGCATTCTATCAAGGTTATTTTAATCGTGCAGAAGGGGCATTATTTGACCAGTTCATGTTTACCTTGTATGAAAACCCCCCCAATCCATCACAAATGCCTACAAATTATTGTACTTATACAAATAGTACCCCCTTCTTTTATATTCAAACATACCATGGGTATAAAATAAAAAATTGTACGATTTATTCAAGATCAAGTGGCACACAGCTTGCTAAAAATTCATGCAATAAACTTATGGTTGAAAACTGTGCTTTAATAAGTTGTAATTCTATTGTTAATACATCAGCGAATATTACTATTATTGATTCTGTAATGCAGAATCTAAAGAGTTCTTCAAGAGCAATGTATATCTGCGCAGATATTACTTGTATTGATTGTAAAATTAAGAATGCTCCTTCTCTTGGAACAAATTGTAAACATATTAATTTCTATAATTCAGAATTTAGTAATACTTCGATGTCTATCCCATCAAACGCTCAAATAACAGATATAGTAGAATCTTTTGATCATAATCAAATCCCTGGAAACTATAAGGCTTGGTGTAAGGGTGGAACGATTGAAACGGACACCGATCTTTCAGGTGATCCAATCCGGGGACACCTAATTTTTAATTGTGAAAGTGCTGATTATCCGGTGTTCCGTGACTTCCCAATGCTCTTGGCAGCGTATAAAACGAATAGATGGCAAGCCCTTGTTAATAAAAGTTTCACTGGTGGTGAGGTGAAAATAGAACTCATTGACCCCACATCAGACCCCTTGATTGATTCAGAGGCAACACCCCTGGCAAGTTATACTTTGCCTGATCAGGCAGACACGAATCTACCCCTAAAATTGGGTTATAAGTCTGATAAGGCCATGCAGGCCATACTGAGAATATCAGCCACCAATTCAGAGGGTACTGTGGAAGTTGATACTAGTTTGATTGAGAACAGGATCAATCATGGATCCTGAAAACCTTCTTTTTTTTGGGAGTGTGGTCTGATTAGGCAACAGTGTGATTGTTAAATTAGGATTCATAATAGTATTAATTTATCTCTTTTTTTTAGGATTCAGCAACATAGCAACAGCATTAAACAAGACAATCGTATACTGGACACTACTACTACTATTCGGATTCTTTTTACTAACATTCTGGGAGGCAATATAAAAATGGCGTATCATAATGCTACTTGGGAGGAGCATCTGGACGCATCAGAGCGGATACTTCGCTGGATGATCACCCATAACGGAGATAAACCAAACTATGTAACCATTGCAGGGGAAAAATTCACACCAGCAGAATATGAGGATGCTAATAAAAGAGTGCAGAAATGGATTGATGACCCTGCGAATAAGGGCAAACCCAAACCAAAGGTGAGATATGGAGTAGCATCACAGCCTGTATGGGATGGAGTTTACCGGGAACAGAAATACACTGAATATGATCAGTCCGATAAATACAGTTGCGGATCGACTACTGCTGCGAATATTTTATCCACTTGGGGAATCAGGACTAATGAGGCTGAGATGGATCGGTATTGTCGGACCGGAACTCATGGAACTAATCCTGAGGACCTTATCAGCGGTGTTCTCAGGAAATTAAAAGAATCAGGATATAAGAAGTCACGGTGTGATACATATAAAACAAGTGACTTCGGCAGTGAAACCAACGCCGTGAACACAATAGGCAAGTACATGGCTGACCCCAGTCATAGTGTGGCTGTTCTCATCAGGACGGATGGATCAGGATGGAAAAAATATTACACTGGTACTTATGAACACTGGGTAATGCCGGTCCTGATAGACACAAAAAATAAGATTATAAAGGTGAATGACCCGGCTAGGAGTTTCTTACTATCTTTCACATACAATGAATTTATGACAGGTGTCAGGTTAGTCAGCCGGAAATCGTGGTATGTCTTTGTTGCGAAGAAGTAAAAAAAAAGAGAATTAATTTTCATTTAATAATCGCTCAGTCAACGTCATCATTCTAGAAATTACATCGTTATAACTATCATTTCCTTCTTTGAATGACGTTAATTTGTCATATATTTCTTCATTCACTTTAATGCTTTTTGTACTCCATGTTTTCTTTTCTTTGACTAATTTCTGTTCATACATTTCTCTTAAATCAAACTCATCTAACAGATCTAAATTTCTTGATTTCAATATTTCCTGCAAAGCTTCATCTTCACTGATTACTTCTGCATAGTCTTCTACTCCCTGCCAGTCCGAACCGTAAATCAATACGAACCTTCCATCTTCTAAGCGTGTAAGGCCTCGGTGTTTCCCTGTACCTCCAGACTGCCAATTTTGACCATTCCAAACGTCTAAATTCGTATTGTAGTCCACATCTGCTATTATTTCTCCATTTTCGTATACGTTTACCATTTCAATTCCTCCTAAAAAATTTAAGATTAAATTTCTATTTCTAAATCTGCTATAAAATCTATAAGTTCTGTGTTTTCGTCGTAGAATTGATTGTATTCTTCTTCAGTCATGTCAGAACCGTCTGTGTTGAAAAAGCTTAGTTTAGTGAATAATGATCCAGTTTCATATATTTTATGTTCACTTACATTGCCATTTTCAACCAAAACGCTCACATTTTTATTTTTTGTTGCAAAACATATTTGTCCGTTCATTTTCAATCACCTTTTTACTTTCTACTCTATACTTTGTTTCTACTTATATATATAGTTTTTGGTTTTGCTTCGTTATAACGAAGTGGGGTTTTATTTAAGGTGTCAGGTTAGTCAGCCGGAAATCATGGTATGTCTTTGTTGCGAAGAAATAAAAATTTTTTTAAATGAATATTTCCCCTCCTTTGTGAGGGGTCTTTTTTTATGCCGAATTATTATTTTTTGATAGTATTATATTTATACTTTTTAAGTTATATAATTATTTTTTAATCAATTTTCAAATATCCAAAAATCCAAAAATATATAAATACTTCTTAAGAGAGAAAATAACATAAAATAACATCACACATAGGGGATGGAATGATATGAAAGGAACAGATGAGTTAAAGAAAAAAAGGAATACCTCAATCCTTGCACCTGAATATTATTATCGGGTTGCTAAGAGGGACTTCGGAAGTGTCAGCCGGTTTTTCAGGCTGAGCATGGAATCGTATATTAAGAAAAAATATGGTCAGGTCCTGGAATTACAGGACCAGATAAGTAATGAGGAGATCACTGAGATTCTGATCTCGGAACGGGATCAGGAGAAGGAGATGGTCAGTGAGAGTATGGATATATTGGCTGAGAATCACTTTGATCAGGAGGAAGAGGAGAGTGCAGATCTGATCGGTGAAACTATCATAGAGGAGGTGAATGACAGGCAGAAGAAAATCATTGATAAGAAGGATTATTTTGAGAGTATTGTTCGCAGGGCTGTTGTGGATGATGCAGTTCCACCATTTGATTACATTGAGAAGGAGTATGGCATCAGTGAAAGTACGGTTTTGTCAGCGGTGGAAAGGTATGCTGAGAATCGAGTGTTTGATTTGGGGTTGATTTTGTCAGGAGCGGAATAATATGGGATGTTATAAAATAATATCCCATATTAGAAAATATTATAAAATATTATTTTGTGTTATAAGATGTTATAAAATAACATTAAATAACATTTTTAAACACTTTTTTGTTAGAAAAGAGCACCATAATCTCCGAATGTATCCTTATTATTATTATTATATTATGTTATATTATATTATATTATATTATATTATATTATCCGATTTGGCGATCAGTATAGGCGTTAAATTTTTTACACTTGCAATGCACCTCTCTTCAAAACTAAATATTTCCTTTTTTTCCAATATTTATTCAAATATTCAAAAATCCAAAAATATATATAATATCTTTAACAGAGAATAACACGGGGAAGGCCTATAACAAGCCTCAATCTCCCAGGGGATGGTAAGAAATGTTAGACAGTCTATATGTGATGGCGGTTAAGCACCGCAAAGAAATAGAAGAAAAGAAGGAACAGAAGGCCAGGGACCTGGCCACGCTGTTGGATGAGCACCCTGAAAGCCGGATCGTCTATGACTGGTACAGTGGAATTGATCCTGAGGTGGACCGGGAAAGAATACAATATATTTTCGTGTCCCGGCTTGAAATCACCGAAGTGGAATTAGACACCGGTGAAACCATTAACCTGACTCCAAAGGCATGGTATGGGTATCACAGGTATGATGCCTATGTCCTTGAAACACGGATCAGGGAGATCAGGACTGCTGAGAAAAACTTCAAACTCAGGAGGCCCTGAACTATGACTTTTTTTATTGCAGACTTCGATGGCCCAGCAATAGTGATGAATCACTGCCGTATGACCTCTTCGTCATTCAAATTCACGCCACTAAACCAGGACCCTAAGAATAATCCTAACTACAAGTATGCTGAGTGGGGTGATCTAAACCGGAATCATGTGGGTAATTTATCACCTGAGGACAGCATCTTCTGGAGAGATCATGAAGGTACCTTCTGGGAAATCAGGATATATCCACAGCCACGACCTGTGGATAGGTCCGGCCTGGAGGCAATTAAAAATATGGGGTGATTGTGTATGGAAGAAAATTGTTATAACTGCGTATACCGTAGCAGGGCCGGGAGCAACACCCGGCATAGCCGTTGTGACCATCCAGTGATTGATAAATTGATGAGCGACCATGACGCACTCGTCTTGGTTATGGATGGCCTGGTGAATAAACATAAAATCCCAAGTGGACTCTGGGGATTGGAGGTAGAAGTAAAATCCAGTGCCATAGCCAATAGATGGGGGTTGTGGCCTTTTAATTTTGATCCGATATGGGTCAAAGAGTGTAACGGATTCAAAGCAATGGGGGATGGAATGAATGATGACTAATGAAGATAGAAGAGGAGTTAAGAATGCCGAAATTGTGGAGGAGCCACGGGGCCATCTCTGCGGATGGTGTTTCAAAGGAACCACGTCAATGAAGCTGGTTGACCATTGCCTGGATGAATACTGTCAGGAGGGGACCTAAATGGTGGCAGTCTATAAAACACATTGTGTGGAGAGGGTGCTAACCTTTCTTTTAACCAAGGATCCGCATCGTCAGATCCTCAAAATCCGGGATGTGACTGGTAAACCTGACTGCCCGGAACGGGTTGAAAGATTAGAAGAATTCCCAGATATACCAGTTCCTAGTGGGACTAGAGTGTATCAGGACTTTGATGATGGTCGAATTTTCGAGATTTGCATTGTAAGGGGGACATAGAAAATGAGTTTTGATTGTAATAAATGCCGCTTCAGGGGTAAAGCTGGGAGCAATACTCTCCATAGTAAGTGTAATCATGAGGTAGTGGACCTTATCATGAGTGATCATGATGCCCTAAGATTTGTGTTCGATAATTTCAGCAGGAAAAAGAAAGTTACAAGTGGCCTTTTTGGATTGAAAATCAAAGTAAGAGAGGGAGTAGTGGTTCAGGGATGGGCGTATTGGCCCTTCAATTTTGACCCAAGATGTATTATAAGTTGCAGTGGCTTCGAACCCCGAGATGAGGACTAAAGGAGTGATAAGAGTATGTCTGGAGTATGGGATTATTGCAGGAAAAAACTAGTTGAAAAGAAGGTGGAAGAATTCGCCATATTCTTAGTTCAGAGTTATGCTGAATTGGGGGAAATGGCCACCAATACAGTTTGAAGGAGTTGAGATTTATGCCATTGAGTTGGGAAGAACATTATGCAAGGGAAGAAGCCATTGCAGAGGGGTATTGTAACAGTGTCCGGAAGAAATACGGCCTCAAACGTGCCAGTGGTGATGAAGATTGCCAATCAGAACCATGCTGTGAAGGATGTAAATGGACAAAGGGGGAATGAACCATGCCTTGGAAAATGCCCTTACCGGGAGGTGGAACCATGAGTTTTGAAAAACAGAATGGTTTAATTAGAATACTCAAAAAATTCCAGGATGGCAGTACAAACCTTTACCAAACACTTAGAAATGTTCAAACCTTGTATGGAGGGTTAAGACTGGATGGTGAAGAAATAGAATTATCCTGTTTATTCTGTGGCAAGGAAATAACACCCTTTGTGGATGAAGTGGCCAGGATACACTTTGATCCAGGAACTCCAGATACAAGGGTTAATCCAGGGGAACCTGCAAGTGTGTTCCTTGTATGTGAAGAATGTATGGAGGAGGCCTTTAATGACGGTTAAAAAATTACCTGACAGGATTGAATGCCCTGAATGTGATGGCTTGATGTATTTCTGGGATGAACTCAGGGATTACAAATACTGTGCTAAGTGCGGGTACCATGAGGGGACTAAAAAACAGGACTTGGAAGAACAGGAATCTGTAAAGGTGCATGAGAACAGTACAAGACCGATTAAACAGATAAATGGGTGAATAGAATGGGAGTTCATAAATACAGGGTTTATGACCTGAGGAAGAGGAGGAGAACCTTCACGGAAAGATTAGCGGACCTGATTAGCAATTATTATCCATTACTCTTCATCATAGGGATACTCAGCCTCCTCACCATATTAGCAGTTATTCATAGCCAGGGAAGGCCTGACTTCTTATTACCGTATGGGAGTGTTTAAAAGATGAGGAGATGGACTACCGAAGAGGAAGTTAAATTCAGTGTGATGTATCTGGGTGGAGTTCCAATCAAAAAAATCAGCCAAGAAATGGACCGGCCTGTTCAAAGCCTTTATTATAAGGCTCTTAAACTGAACATAACTAACCTCAGAGAGGTTTCCGTACCGGGCAGGGCAAAGTTTATCAAGTATCATGAAATTCCTGACCTGGACTGGAAGATATGGTTTCTCAGGAAGAAACACAGTAACCGTGAAATTGGCCGAATGCTTGGCCTGACTAAGAGTCAAGTTCAGAGGGTGACCTATCTTAATGATTTACATTTATTCCCACCGAAGACCGATCCGCCAGAGGAACTCATAGGAGTGATCTAATATTTTTTTATTAAAAAAAAAATATTTGTAGGTGATTTTTGATGACAGGAATTAGAGATATTAAAGAAGGTAAGGATGGATGGAGAAGGGCAACAGGCCGTAAATGGACACCACAGGATGGTGAACACCTGACCGGTAAATATCTGCGGACTGAGAGAGTTGAAAGCGTGGATAAGAAGAAACCAGATTTGAAGAAGTATATTATTCAGAACGAGGATGGCCTTGAGATAACAGTGTTTGGCACGACTGTGCTGGATGATCTCTTCAAGGACATACCTATCGGTTACGAGGTGTGCATCATATATCTGGGAACTAAACCGAATAAGCCTCCAATGTCACCAACGAAACTGTTTGATGTTTACTTCCGGCCCTGTGAAGGTGGTGAAAAAGATGAGGAGAAATATGCTGAAAAAGACCCTTCACTAAACAGTCATGATCCTGCCGAGATTGGTGTTTTCATCCAGGGAGTTGAAGAGGACTTGAAAGGACAAGGCGAACCAATCACTGAATTATCCATGCTCACTGAGGCAAGGGCACAGATCACAGGTGATGAAAAGTTTTGGAAATTGGTTAAAAAAGAAATCACAGGTAGATACCCACCAAAATCAGAATAAAAACCAATTTGGGGATGAAAAAATATGCAACCTTTAAATGTGGACCAGTATGCTCAGGGACTGATGATCCTATGTGCAGGACACCGAAGCAGGTATGGGATTAAACAACCACCACACCGGAGTGATTGTGAATTGAAGCACTGCCGGACCGGGTGTCCTATTAAAATTATGAATGAGAAACTCGGAATTAAAACAGAATAGGAGGGAAACAGGAAATGGATGTTAAACCGGAATGTTGCGGTAAACCAGCGAAACACATATTCACAGATTCAGGAGGAATGCACTTTTATCAATGTGTGAATTGTCGCAGATTCTTCCATCTTGGTGAGGGTGTCCTTGAGAGGATGAAAAGGAGGGCTAAATAAATGAGTAAGGATGGATCAGGACCTGTGATTAAATTCGCAGAGGATTATCCGAAAACATACAGCAATTATTTCAGCACGATCCGAAGGAGAGATAAGAATCTTATAACCGGGAACTGGTACACTATGAAAACACCACGAAGGGAGTTTAAGGCTTTACTCATTGTCCAGAATTATCTCCGAGTTTGTGAAATACCAGAATTCACACTATGCAAAGACACCAACACCAATACCCGGGAGGAGGGGTTAAAAGTTCTCAGAAAGTTCTATCCGGACCTGAAATTAAAAGATTTTGTCATAATATATTGGTTCAGTCAGGGGGATGGTACTTCTGGGAACGGCGGACCCAGGAGTATGGCAGATATTCCGGGAAACAGGACTCATCCAGTGGCTGGTGATAGGGCGTAACGATCTTTATGAGGTCACTCTCTATGAGGGTGAATGGTTCTGCACCCCCTGTCCTGGTTTTTATTATCGTGGTCAGTGTAGTCATGTGGACCGGTGTAAGGAGGTGTTCAGGTTTGATCGTAAACTCCCATAATACGGCTCAAACAATTTGACAGGAGGTTTGATTTTTCTATGTTGGCTTTGAGCGAATTGGAAGAGTTCCTGAAAAAATTCCGTGACCAGGGAGGATTTCTAAGTTACTCTCAGGTCCTTGAGTTACTTCAAGGGCTTTATGAACGGCGAATGAATGGAGTGAGATATTTATCCGATAGTGGTTTCTTGGAATATGTTTTCCATAACGGAAGCAGTTATTATGAGATCACGGAAAAGGCACTTAAATTCTTAGAGAAGGAAGAGGGTGATAAAGTGAGCGAGATAAAGGGTGAAATAATTAAATTCCTGAAAAGGCATCCAAGGAAAAGTAAAAAGGAAATTAGTCAGCACATGCGCAAAGCACCAGGTACGGTTTACGCCTATCTCAAGGAACTTGAATCAGACGGAGAAATCATCCATGAGATGGATGGGCGGAAGCATCTTTTCAGCGTTCCGAAAAGAAACCCAGCCCCTGAAGCTGACATTGAAGCGGCGGTGATAGTTCACACTCCAGAGGAGGTCTTGAACAATAATGATGAAGTTGTTGGAGCAGCTGGTAATGGTTTGACAATTGGAGAAGTCATTGATCAGGTGTGGCCATACTCAACAGGCATGGAATGCCGTAAGTCTGGAAATCATAAAAATAATATGCATGACACTGTACTCGCCAGGTTTAAGGATCAGTTAACCTGTATCGAGGTTTTTAATGGCCTCCCACAATTCCTTCAGGATAAAACCAAAGTAACCATCGACCCACGCAATAAGAAGATTCAATTAACCATACCTCTACCTTCCTAAATGGGTGATCCTCGATGGATACAGCGGACCATCCCAGAGTGTACCGTAGGAAGTGCCGATGGGATGGTAAGGAGTTCTACTCTGAGAAGCCTAACACACTCTATTGCAGTGCAAAGTGTCGTTATAATGCAATACGCCAGAGCCACAACAAGTATGACCGGAAATATTACAGGAGAAAGCGTAAGGAATTAATCCTGAAAATGAAGGGTACAGTGGATCTGAAAAAAACTGAGAAAACACGGCCAGCCACTTATCTCGGAGTGACCATCCCTGGAAGTGAATGGATAGAGGAGTTTGATTATGTCAAAAAGCTGAAAAAATCAACATTGTCCGGAACATATAGTAAGGGAAAACAAAACGGCCCCACCAATAGCGTGGGGCATTCCCCTTACCATAACCATGTTACACAGGATGACCTTCATGAATTCAGTATATCCTACTTGAAGGAGAATAATGTCAGGTGTCCTGAGTGCGGTAACCGCAGGAATGAAATCACACATGGACTGGTGATATGCCGGGAGTGTGGTTATGTTCTTAAAGCACCACCCATCCATCCAGGATACGAGGTGGACGACCTTATACCTACATGGATGTTTGCTCCAACCATTCAGGACCTGAGTTATGCTAAGAAGAAAAAGGATGCTCATAAACTTGCCTATGACAGGTATTGGGATCAAGTGGGAGTATTAGACCCTGAGGTTTCTGAGAATCCTTTACAGGATGAACATGAGAATGATTGGATTTCAGCCTGGAAGCATTATAAGAAAGTCATTGTCAAAAGGAGGAGAGGATTCAATTCCTAAAACCATACTATTTTGAGAGATGCCTCCTTTTATGTCCATACATATAGAACCCCCCAAATATTTGAGTATGGTGCAGAATGGGAGTGGCCCTATAAATCTAAATGTACCATTTTTTCCCTCCACAGCAAAAAAATATACGGTTAGATACACCATCCCTAGGGCCACTCCCATTCACTATACTCTATGAGGATTGATAGAAAAATGTCAGATTCAAACCTCAAGTTAACAATTTACTCCTGCAAAAATTGTAGGAATAATGGTTTATCAATCCATAGAGGTAAGGCCATTTTTTGTTCATCATGCGGATCACATTATCTCATAACAAAACTTCATAAAAAAATTGCTAGGTCAGAGGACCTGAATCAGTACAAAGAATTCTAAAAAAATATAAGGGGATGTTTTCTGTTATGTTATTAGAATATGATGGAAAGATTTCTGCGGGTATTATTAAAGAAAAAACTGAAACTATTCCTCTTAAAATAGTTAGTAATAATAAAAACTCTCCAAATAAGTTAATACACGGAGAAAACATCAACGTAATGAAAACATTGCTTGATAATTATGAAATGAACGGTAAAGTTGATTTAGTCTATATTGATCCTCCATTTTCAACAAAAAATGTTTTTAAAATAGGTGATTCAAGGGCCAATACCATTAGCTCTAGTCATTCTGATCAGTTAGCATATAGCGATTCTTTAACTGGCTCAGAGTTCATAGAGTTTCTTCGGGAACGATTAATATTAATTAATGATTTATTATCCAAAAAAGGCTCAATTTATTTACATATAGATTATAAAATAGGGCATTACGTAAAAATAATCATGGATGAAATTTTTGGCTATGATAATTTTAGAAATGACATAACTAGAATCAAATGTAATCCTAAGAATTTCAAGCGAAAATCTTACGGAAATATTAAGGACATGATTCTTTTTTATACTAAATCTAAAAAGTACACTTGGAACGATCCACGTGTTCCTTTTTCTAAAAAAGATATAGAACGTTTATTTAAAAAAGTAGATGAAAATGGTAGGAGATACACAACAGTTCCTCTGCACGCCCCTGGAGAAACTCGAGATGGTCCAACTGGTCAGAAATGGAAAGGAATGTACCCTCCAAAAGGGAGACATTGGAGAAGTAATCCTGTAGAATTAGATAAGTTAGATAAAGAAGGACTTGTTGAATGGTCTAAGAATGGAGTGCCTAGGAAAAAGATTTATGCTGAAGATAAGATTGCTGAAGGAAAGTTAGTGCAGGATATATGGGAATATAAAGATTCTCAAATTCCATCTTATCCTACAGAAAAAAATCTTGATCTATTAAAAATGATAATATCTGCTTCTTCGAATCCTGGAGACTTGGTGCTTGATTCTTTTTGTGGGTCTGGAACAACATTAGTTGCTTCTCAGATGTTAGGTAGAAACTGGATAGGTATTGATAGTTCTGAAAATGCTATAAGGGTTTCTAAAGAGAGACTTTCAAATGTTCATGGAACTCTCTTTACTCCTAAGGTTGAATACAGTTTTTTAGAGTCTGTGAAGATTTGATACACTCTAAACAACTTTTTTAATTTTTTCAACTGTTTCATTGAACTTTTCATCGCTTAAAACAGGTTTCATATTTGTTAAATCGATATTTTTGTTTACTTTAGCGTATATTTGTCCTGTTGCCATAGTAACCATTTCAGGATTTTCTAATTCATAAACCCTTAATAACCATACATAAGCTTTCCTGTTGTTAATATAAGATTTAACATGGTCTTTAGTCCAAATATAGAATTTATAATGGTTAGATCATTACTTTTGAGGTAGATATTATGTACTTACAAGCCTTAGCCAGGCTTTTAAAGGTTAGTGGCCATAAGTTAAGGCGTAGCCGAGTTAAGACTGAGAGAACACCACCATACTTTGAGGAGGTGTCAGTATTAAGCGACTACAATACATCCTCATACTATTCACAGCACTCCTATTCATCCCAGCAGTACACGGTGAATATGTCGGTGCGTATAATGTAGTGGATGGGGATGGATGGGTTTCAGCCACCGCAAGATGCAGTTGTGGAATGTCAAGTTATGATTACGGTACAGGAACTTTCATAGACTATTGTCCTGGATGCGGTCATTATAACTGCCTATACTTCGAGCAAGGCCCTTATTCTGGCCCTGCTTATACTTCACCGGAAGGATTATGGGCTTGTAATTTTTGCGATCGTGATTACTGTGCCAAGTGTGGGAAGATCCATTCAGGTGAAGGATATTGGCTTATACCTACAACAATACCAGAACCAGAACCCACACCTGAATACGACTCAGCAGAATCACCAAAAGAACCCACCAGAGAAGAGAGGATACTGGATATGTTTAATGAAATGATGAATATGAACTCCATCCAGTTAATCACAGCATCAACCTCATAGTATTTTATCTATGAGAACCCCCTCGGTGGTAGTGGATAAGATTTTTCCCCTGGAGCAAAAAATGGGTTTTTCAGGATGTCATTTAATCACCTACAAAAAAAAAAAGACCGTCAGAATTAATATTCACTACCACCCATTTCTTTATTTCTTTTTTGTGGAGGTGTATAAAATTGAAATTGGAAAGTGATGATATTTTCAGTTTAACCTGTATATGCATTACTTTACTCCTTGTTTTAATCATCTTATTCATTCAATAAAAAAAAAGTGTATTAGGAGGATTTAGTTTATGGATAAAAAATATCGAATAGTGAGTACATTCTTATTGGCAATGGCCGTGGGAGCAGTTATGATACAGGACCAGATAATAACTGCCATATTACCCTTTGTACCCCAAATATATCAGGAAGTCCTCAGAATCGTTCTTTTCCTCGTATTCCTGGGTGTTAGGGAAGTAGTTAAAGAATATGGTCAAAACATCCCTGAACAGGAAGTTGCCTAAAAAGAGTATGAGAGATAAGGGAGTTCATGAAACCGATAAACCTTAAACCAGCCATTATGGAAGTAGAGGAGAGGGATATTATCAGTGACTCATCATTGAAAGACAGAGTAACCAAACTCGAACGGACTGTGAAGAATATCCTCAAGGTGATCAGGGATAAGCAGAGCCTGGGTTACTATGAGTGTGGTCAGAAGGAAACCCTGGAAAGAATTCAGAGTGACATGAAGAGCGGTAATAAGAGAATCCAGGAGGGTTTTGAGGGCCTGAAATCAGAAATCAATGAATTAAAGCAGAGTATAAGTAACCGTGAAATTGTTAATGGAAAGCAGGATAAGGACCTTGATAAATTAGAGTCGGTAATCACTACAATGACTGCGGAATTGATAGAGTTCAATAAAAGGCTGAGTAACATGGAAGGTAGTATGGGAGTTACCAAATGGTTCATGGGAGCGACTACGAGTGCAATAATATTCTATGTTGCATATATAGTGATTAAGGACTTTTTCCTATTAAAATAAAATTCAACAAGCCAAAAACCGGGAGGACCGGGAACAGGCCAAAAAAGAAATGAAAAGTGTTTACAGGATCACCCTCGTATTCCATGCGGAAGAGGCTGACATAGTAAAGGCAGTCCTCAAGGACAACCCGGCTGATAAGATTCTTGAATTATGCACTGAGAAATTAAACCAAGAATCATAATAACAAACAACACGAGGGGTAATACTTATGGCTTACAGTCCAGAAATAAAATCCTACGCCAAGGATATGTACCTACTTCCTAATGAAGATGGCACTGACAGGAAGTACAGCACACGACAAGTTTCCGACAAAATCCAACAAGACTTCAACATAAAGGTCCATCACAGCACAATAGCAGAATGGGCTAAGAAGGGTGAATGGGAGAAGTTATGGATTAAAGGTGTCAGGGCCGGATTCTTGGAGGCTGCGGAAAAAGAAAGTGAAGAGGACCGGCTTAAAGAGCAGACTCAGGAAGAAAAGATTAGGACTGCCATCACGAAGAGTGTTAGCAATCGTCGAATAAAAATTATACAGATGTTGGCAAAGGCAGACAGATACTACCTACCTGATGAGAAAAAACAGGAATTGTTGGAAAAAGGTGAATATATTCCGACAAATCCAACAGAGGCATTCAACCTCTGGCGGTACTGCATGGATGAACTGAAAGACATGGAGGACCGTGATGAGATCAAGGTGAATGTCGCTGGTCAGATGGATCATGAGGTCAAACATCACTTTAATGATGAAGCATTCATGAAGAGGGAACTTGAATTTGCCAAGGAGTTATTAGAAAGACGAAGGGGAGGTCAGGGATAGTGTGGACCCCAATCAGGATCATGGACAATTGGGCCTGGTCAGATGGTCCATTTATGTGAATAATGGTGGATGGTATCTCAGGGACTTCGACATACTCATCATAGAATTATTGCAGTATGCCCTCCTTGGCCGAGTGTCCAAACTTTTATTCAGCCTTCCCAGACGGCATGGTAAGTCCGTCTTGATCAGTAAGAATTTTGTCAGTTACTTCATGGCCCATTATCCTTATGATGATGTCATACTCTCAAGTTACAACCAATACCTGGCCAGTGACTTTGGCCGAGCAGTCAAATACATCCTGGAGGAGCATGGAAAACTCAGCCCTTATAATGTTAAACTGAGTACAGATAGTAAGGCCAATAACAAATTCCACCTCAAAAAGCCCTACACAGGCCGAATGTTGGCCGTTGGTGCAAGTGGTGGAATTGTAGGGTGGGGTGCAGGATTATTCGTAATTGATGACCCAATCAAGAACAGTAAAGAGGCCAGGAGTCCAACAATCCAAAGGAATCTTAAAGAATGGATAATGGGAACAGCGAAGACCAGCCTTGAAACACGGGATAACGGCCTACCACCCATTATGCTGGTGACAGCACAGCGACTGAATATCAATGACCTGCATGGGATAATCAAACAAAACGAACCCTATATCAGTGCTAAGGAAGCCCTGATGATCCTCAGAGGAGGAGGAACAATACCACCAGATGTATGGGTGGATGTGAATTTCCCGGCCATCTGTGAAGATCCTCAGGAGGACCTCCTGGGAAGACAGAAAGGCCAGGTGTTATGGAAGGAGCAGAGAGATTATGACTGGCTCATGGCCGAAAAAAAGGCAATGGGCAGTTTCCTTTTCAATGCTATTTATCAGGGTAATCCTCAGGAAATGGAGGGTTATACCTTTAAGCGGGAATGGTTCCTGGATGAGAAGGGAGAGCCATTACCACGAATATTAACTGACCGCCAATTCTTACCATCAGAGTATAATCAGGTCCGGTATTGGGACTTCGCAGCGAGTGGTGAGGAAGGAGATGCGGCTGCCGGTATTAAATCCACCTATCTTGATGACATTCTAATTTTCAATGGATTAGTGCATGGCAAGTTCACAGCAGATGAAATGCTGAATAAATATGTTTCCACAACCCGGAAGGACACCAAAAGAGTAATCAGCATAGTAGAACAGGAAAGTGGGAGTGGTACTAAACTTTTAATCCAGAGATTCAGGCAGGACCCACGACTGGAAGGTTACAATATCATTGCGGATAAGGTCAGCACAGGTAAACTGGACCGCAGTTTCGACCTGGAGGTCCTTGCAGAAACAGGCCGGATCAGGTTTAACAAGGCCACTATGACTATTGATGAGATTAAAAAGGCCGTGAATGAATTAATCCAATTCACAGGTACTGAGGGTGAGGAGGATAACATTGTGGACACTATGACTGGCAGTGCAAGGTATTGGATTAGTCGTGGCAAGAGTTCTGATTATCGGAGGAGTAAGAAGACCTACAAATTCAGTGGTAAAAAAGTTAAAAGGAGTATGAAGCATGGATTGGAATGACTATTTTCATCTGGGTGTTCCCATGAGGCTGGAGGCTAAAAGGGAGGATATTAAGAATATCAAGGACCTCATGGGAGGTCAGAGGAGTAAGAGAGTACCTTCCTATCATTGGATCAGGGATATGTTCCAGGGAAGTTACAATCCAGATGACCTGGATTACACTGATTATGACGAGATGCTCAAGGACCCACAGATAAAGGCTGCTGAACGACTGATAATTTACAGCCTCCTATCAAGGAAATTCAATGTAACACCGGCCAGTGAAGACCCAGAGGATGTGGAAATAGCGGACTTTGTACGGGAGAATCTCACTAACCTCAGGACACCCTTCCGACAGGTTAGGAAGGACCTTTACAGTGCCATTCCTTATGGTTTTGCAGTCAGTGAAGTGAATTACAAGTATAATGAGGATCAGGGCAGGATAACAATTGACACTATAAGGTCCATCCATATTTCAACCCTCTTCAATGACTGTTTTGATTATGATGAGTATGGGGATGTGATCCAAGTAAATCAGAACATTGGAACGGAAGTTATCCCTATACCTGCCGAAAAATGTATTATCTTCGCCTTTGATGAAACCTTCGGAAATAAGTACGGGAAGAGTATACTGCAATCCTGTTATGATAACCATTTTATGAAACATCAAATCCTCATCTGGGCAGCAGTATTCCTGGAGAAGCATGAAGGACCCACAATAGTAGGTTATGAAAGTGAGGTTAGTGCGAGTAATGCTGATGAGATGCAAAGCAATATTGACAGCATCCATGAGGGCACAGCCGGATTCGTTGGAAAGGCTGGGGAAAAATATGAGATATTGGAATCACAGCATAGGGGAGAGGCCTTTATGCAGTTCATCAACTATCATGATACAATGATATTCAGGGCCTTTATGATAGGTTCTCTTCTATTAGGCCAGTCAGAGGCCAAGGGTGGGAGTTATGCACAGAGCCAGACCCATGCCGATACATTGAACATTTTCCTGGATGGAGTTCACATGGACCTGACAAGCAGCATCCAGGAGATGATTAGAACACTTGTAGATTTGAACTTCATCACTGACAGGTATCCTAAATTCGAGTTTGAACTCTTCACCAAAAAGGACCTTCTCGGCCTTTTATCGGCTTTACAGCCATTGGCAGATAAATTCATGATCGACCCATCCAGTGAATGGTTCCATCAATTGTTGAAACGGATCATGGAAGAATATGCTGATATTGAGGTAAGTGATGAGATAATGCCTGGAAATCAGGCCTTCCCAACAGAGGAGGAGGAAGAATTCATTGAAGAGGAGGGTGAGGAGTTAGCGGAACGGAATGAGGAGATGTTAATAGGCATTGGTGAGATTATGAATCCCACCACACCAGAATAAACTGAGATTTATGAAACCCAAAGAGTGCATGACCTGTGGCAAACCATTCACACCATCAAGCAGGGTGTATAATAACTGCCCTGACTGTATAAAGAAACAAATCCACGAGAGGAAGGAACGGAATAGGGAGTTATTAGGATTATGACCACGGCAATACTCAGGGCCAGTGCATGGGATCAGGCAGCACAAGCCAAGGCCATTCCACCACGACTACATAACCTGATCGCAGATAATGAAAAAATCCTCACCAAGATACTGAACACCAGCCGGATGGAATTAGAGGCCGTTGCCAAGACATATAAAAACCCAGCCGAGTTAGAACAAATCCTCAGAGCATTGATCAACCGTGGATTCATCACTACTGACACCCACAGTGAAGATATTACCCGATTCAAAAGCAATGTAGGCAGTGCCTTCAAGATAGGTTTATTTCAGGGACCCACTCCAGCCAATCCTGCGGTGATGTCAATCATTCAGGAAACAATGGTAAACAGTGCCGTGAATTACATCACTAAACTTGATTCTGATCTTAAAATGCAATTAGGCCAGATAATGGCTGATGGCTATAAAAATAAAGTATTTCCCACTGACATTGTTAAACAGATGTCAGAGAGGGTGGGTATAACTCAAGGAAGAGCCGGAATGATCGCCAGGACTGAAACAATGCGATCATCTAATATTGCTAATTGGAGTCAGGCCAAAGCCAACGGTCAGAAATACTTCATAGTGGATCATAGAGGAGCAGCCTGTATTTATTGTAAACAGATAGCCAGTAAGGGTGTATTCAGCATTGATGAAACCCGGTATGTTCCACCCTATCATCCTAACTGTGCTTGTGTACCTATATTCTTCGATGATAAGGCAGATGCCAAAGACTACTTGGATAGAGTGATGAAAAGGAATGAACTTGAAATCAAGGAGATGAAACGGCAGGGTTACAAGATACCTAAGGATGGTACAGGAATTAACTTAACAGGTGATGAGCAGACCAAGATTATTAAAAAAGTGGCTAAGAAACCCAAAAAAGAAGACGAAGATTAAATTTTTTTTTGTTATTGAAAAAAATGATTTGAGGTGAGATAAGACCATGAGCGATAGCAATAAACCTGGAGGTGCTATCTGGAAGACAGGAATCCACAAGGTCAGCCTTGCCGGTCAGCCGGTCAGATTGGCAGCACCACAATATAGTTTACTTCAAAATTATAACCTTATGAAGCGTAAAATCAGGGAAGAGGGCCATATCCCGATTGGAATTGACCATATCCCTGAACAGGCCCTGAATGCTAATCAGGTCCTAAAGAAACTCTTAGAAAAACAAGAATTAGACCCCTATGATGTTGGCCGAATCGTTGATGTGGTAACGGATGGGGAATCCATCAGGATCAAGGATGCTGAGTTCACCAATCCCATAGTTCAGGAGTTATTCAACCAGGGTGAACTTGAATCCTGGAGTGTTGTGCAGGATGTTAAAGCAGCGGAGTGTCCAACAGATAAGGCTGATGTGGTGGCTGATTATTTCAGTGACATTGAAAGAGTGGACCTTGTTGGTAAGGGTGGCTGTGAAACCTGCCTCGTTGAGGGTGGTGGAGTGCCTGAGGGTTATGAGCGGATAAATGCAAAATTTATGGAGGTAGATACCTTGACAGAAGAAGATATTAAGGGAAAACATGAAGGAGAAGTACAATCCCAAAAAGAAGGAGAAGATGGATTGGCCAACCAGGGAGAGGATGGTCATGAAGGAGAAGGAGGAAATGAAGGCCTGAAGGATGACCCAGTACAGGTTTTACAGAATCAAGTGGCTAGTTTAACCGAAACAGTGGGAACTCTCACTGACACCGTGACCGGTCTTGTTGAAGGTAAAATTGAGGCCAAACTCCCTGATGAGTATAAGGAGAAACTCAAAGAAGTGGACAAACTCAAATTAGAGGCAAGTAAGGCCAAAGTAGGGAGTATGATCGATGCCAAGATCAAGGCAGGAGTAGTCACCCCTGCAATGAAAGACGGCCTCCTCGAAGCAGGTTTATCCATGCAGGAGGATGGGTTCAAAAAACTGTTAGCCAGTTATAAGGTTAAGTTATGGGAGCCAGAGCAGAAGTCAGCCCATACTCCTGAACAGGATGACACCTACACCTATGAAACCTACAAGAAGAGGAGAGAAGCCGGATACAAAACCGCATAAAAATAATAATATGAAAATGATGAGGTGATATTTTATGTCAGAATACATGCACTTAGTTGCCAGGGAAGGTGAAGGATTTACTATGTTCCTTGAAGAGGGTAACTTCACCCGTAATGATAATTTCAGAGGAGATAACGGTATTACCCGTGGTGGTAGTTACGCTGCACAGGTAAATAATGGTGACCTGGTCCAGATATACACCAGTGCAGATAGAACTGTTGAGAAATCCTCAACCGGAATTACCATCGGATATGTGGATGGCGAACCGATCTATGAGAACCCCGCTGCCAATGCAACCAGTGGAAATTACACCAGGGCCAGGGGTAACATTGTCCTCATGGGAGGTAATGTCCATAAAGTTAAATTGGACGCAGCCAATCAGGCTATAACTCCTGGAACCTACCTTGCAATTGACACCACTAATAAGAACGGATTTGATAAAGAAGAAGACTCTGCATCACAGCCAACTAATGTCATTGCCCTTGAAAGTGCAGATGCTTCCAGTGGTGGGAGTATACTTGCCTTTGTAGTGGGCAGACCCGTAGTCGAATCAGATGCAGGAGCATAAAAAAAATAATAAAAGAATAGGAGAGTGATTAAGAATGGTAGATTCACCAGATAACTTTTCATTATTCAACAGGAATGATGTCCAGGGACTTGTAACCGAACATGTGGTTAAAAACCTGAGATTAGTACCATACCTTGATATGCACAATAGTGGTGATGCTGAGGAGTTCATCTTCGACACCATTGACAAAACAGCGGAGGAGGACATAGCATCTAAGATTATGTCCACTCCCGTGCCCAGAGCATTGGGTGGTAAACTTGACATTGTCAGGATGTCAGGAATGACACCCAATGCACAGCCACTCCTGATGAGTGGGTACACTTATGAAGTGGAAACCAACAAGATTAAGAAACGACCTTACAGTGTGGAATACTTCCTTAAAAGAATGGCTTATGGTATAGGCCGGGCATTGGAATATGATGCTCATGCTAAGTGCATTGCTAAGGCCAGTGCAGATACAGCCACAATTGACAATACTTGGGATGAAAGTGCCGAGGTTGACATGGACCTGATCGACATGAAGGCTGCCTTTAGGGATGAAAGTCTTCCTGACACCCTGACCGGTTTATTCTATGACAGCACTAACCACACCGAACTCCAGAAATTCATCAGGAATCAGGAAGGAAGTGCCAGTGGATACATGGAGGATTCATTTAATTGGCTTGGAATCACCCATGCCTATTCAGGCAGTATGGCCACTCATGGAACTGCAATAGGATTCGACATTACCAATCCACCAGCAGTTGTAGCCTACGGTATTGAGGAAGGAGCATATAATCCTAAAGTGACTAAGGGAATGGAAGGATATGCTCCTATTATCAATGTTAAGGTTAAGAGGGTAGCTGATGAGATTCCTGACATAACTAAGATATTCATGGCTGCCAAATACACCATAGCCGTGCTCGAACCTAATGCCTTAATGGCACAGACAGGATTATAAAAAAGAAAAGGATGTATTAGATGGATGGGTGGGGGATTCGATTTCCCCATATTTCCATCTTTTACTATTTTTTTAGAGGAGGAATGATAAGTTTATGACACTCAATTATACAACCCGTCAATTAATGGATCACAGTCGATGGAGTCCTACTCTGGCCAAAATGGTACATGAAGAGTTAGCAGGTTTGGACAGCCGAATATCCGCAGTGGATGGTGCTGGTGAAATTCCAATTGAAAACTTGGAAGATGCCAGTGGCAGTGGAATGATCATTGTAACTGATGGGGATAAATCCCCGGCATACGTTCAAATGACTGGTGATGCCAGTATAAGCAATACAGGGGCAGTCAGTCTTTCAGATAACAGTGTGGAACAGGCCAATATGTCTGATGACAGCATTGGTGTGGCTGAACTTAAAATAGTTGAAAGAGATATCACTATTGATAGTGAAGCTGCCAGTGGCAGTGTAACCAATGCTGAAGATATAGATGGAGTGGTAATTGGAGTTATACCCTCTGCCGATTGTGAAACCCCTATAAAGAATGTTAGTTTCACCACAGATACAGGGGCAATAACAGTAGAATTAATGTCAGCACAAAGCGTAGGAGTTCCAGCAACCGTTACCGCAGTGGTCCTTCAAGCATAAAGGTGAAATATACATTTGAATTATTATCCCATATTTCCCTTTTTTTTATGGGATATTCACATAATTTTTTTTTTGGAGGAGTTAAAAGTGAGTTATGCTGATTCTGGTGAGGTTACACGGAAGATAGAGAAATTGGATGTTGTCACCACTATCGACTCGGATTTATTGAATGATGCTATCACCACAGCGGATGAGTTAGTGGATGCTGAGTTAGTCGAAGCCACAATACCCTCAACCACTCCAGATAGTATTAAAAAGGCAGCGACACTCCTGGCTCAGGCCGAATACCTGGATGGGATCACACCACACGGCAGTGACAGAAGCCCCACGGCAGTGGCTTGGGAGGCGAAGGCTTACAGGATTATCAATGGATGGCTTAATGAAAATAAAGCCGGAATTCCCAAAGGAGGATACAACCGACGGAATAGTAGTAAATACCGACCATTCCGTGGGAGTAAAAAGTATTATGACCTTGTGAGGAGGACCAGGAGATGGTGATGGTATAATGTCAACGGAGTTATTCATTACAGTCGGTGATGGAGGATTACCGGATAGACTGATCCAAAAAGCCTCTAAGATGCCAACGGAGTTCATTAAAAGAACTGACAAAATGCTTGGAACTATTCAGACTGAATGGCAGTTCCATATCCCCAGGGGTCAGCATTGCCCTGGAGAAGGAAAGGGTGGAACAACCAAGTCAGCCATCCGCAAACGACCCACCAGTCAGGGTGGTGAGGTTTATGCTGACACACACACCGCACCCTGGTTCAAATGGTTTGAAAAAGGCCGTGGCAGTGTCCATGTTAAGAAAGCCAAGGCTCTACATTTCTGCGTGAAGGGTAAGCACATATTCAGGAAGAGTGCAGGACCATTCAGTGGCCGTGACACTATGAAGAAGGGAGTCCGAACAGCAGAACCCAAAGTGCAAAGACAGGCTATGGAAATGGGTAAATGGCTTGAAGAATTGTGATATACATGACTGTTAAAACAACCGCAGAGAATATTAAATCAAGATTGGAAGCATTGACTGAAATCACTGGCCAGGATGATAAAGGAAAGGATATAACAGAAAAGGTCCTTGACTTGGTGGTGATTGGTGATTATGACACGGATCAGATGCCACCCGGAAAGGTGTTAAGCATAAGAGCCGTGACTGAGGAGGGCCATCTTGACTACGCCGGGCCTAACCCTCCAGACACTCCTTTCACAGTACCCTGGCATTTAACACTCTATGTCAGTGGCCCTATCAGCAAAGCCACACTTGAAGTTTACAGGATAGTTCCACTCCTCAAGGATGAGATAATTAAGGACATGACTTTCAACAATTCCTGCATAGAGGCTTCCTGGGCTAAGCCATCAGTGATTTATGATGAGGTGATGAAGACAACCAGCCGAATGATTAGCGGTGCACGGATTATTTTCATGACAACCCATGACTAAAATAAGAAAAATAACAATTCAGAGGTGATAATATTGCCTAAAAAGGAGAAACGAGAAGTTAAGAAGGATTCAGGCTTGATTCGTATGAAGAGCATAGCACCCAGTCCTCAGCATATTCCAGGAGTAGGGGAAGTGCCAGTGAATGGTGAATTTGAAGTGCCTGAATCGAAGGCTAAGGAGTTAGAGCGAGGATTATATAAACGAGTTAAAGGAGGGAAAGGATAATGGTTAGAAGGAGTAAGAAGAGTTATGCCCTGGGTATGGCTATTGAAGACACCTATAACACTTACAAGGCCCCCACCACCTATATAAGGTACACTGATTTCGGAGTGGATGTCACACCGAATGATGAGGACTTGGATATTTGTGATGGAGTGCCTGGCAGTAAACTTATGTATCGTAAGGATGCTGAGGTTGGTGGAGATATGAATCTACCTGCATGGCCAGAAGAAGGACTCGAACCACTGCTTAAACTAATCTTCGGTGACGCCACATCAGCGATTAACGGCACAGGACCAAGTTATAAACATACATTTACTCAGGATTGGGATTCAATTCGCAGTGCAAGTTTAACACACTGGGCTCCTGGCTTAACAGCACCAGATGTAGAGGCTTATACAGGAGCGGTTCTCAAATCATTAGAAATAGGTTATGATGGACCAGGACCAATCACCCTGAAACCAACCTGGGAGTGTGCCGGTTATGATGCCAGTAAAACAGCACCTACAAGGACTTACAGCACAGCACCCATCTTCACATGGGGTAACTTCACTTGTAAGATAGATCAAACCTTAAAGACTGATGTTACTAAGGCTGCCCTGAAGATTGAGAGGAGCACGGATAAACTAACCGGTGCGAGTGGTGATCCTAAAACCGCATTAATACCTAACATAATCACACCAACGGATTGGGCTGTAACCGGATCATTACAATTCCCATACGAAACTAAAGACTACTTGATGGAGTACCTGTCAGGCAGTTCAACTGGAACCACCCTGGATACGATCATTGCTGAGAAAGAGTTAGAATTAATCTGCACTGGACCAACAATCCATGACACATATAAATATCTGATGGACTTCAAAATGCCATTAGTGAACATGAGTAAATGTGCGAGGGATAAGAACAGTGATAAGACAATACTCTATGACATTGACTTCGCAGCACGGTACTATGATGGTACGAATAATGGATTGGGTACGGATTGCATCCTAACCGGCGAAGTAGTCAGTAAATTAGCAAGCATAATTTAAGCCAACTGTTTCCATTTTGGAAACAGTTCAGAAATTTTTTTCTTTTCTTTTTTTACCCTATTTTTATATAAAATTGTCAGAGGGGAATTTAAGCATGACTAATCAGAACGATATGAAAGTTTTAGACAGCAACAGGAAGACCGTAATCCATTTCTTGGGAAAAGACCGTGAATTATCCAAAACCACTAAGCGGATAAGTAATAAAATCACCTATCTCCTGAAAAAGGAATCCTACATGAACAGCAACATGGTTGATTTCAAGGAGTACGAGAAATTAAGCGAGGAGTGGATACGAGAAGCCGGTAAACTGGTTAAACAGATTGTAAAACCAATAAAGAAGGAAGAATTAGAGTATCTTGATGTTCAGGACCTTGAAGTTATCCAGGATGCCATTGAACGCCGGAAATACAAGGCCAGAGGATACAGTGATGAAGATATTGATGCCCTTGAACAGGCTGGTAAAAAGGCGATCATAGCCAGAGCCAGGATGCTTGGAAACACCGAAGAGGATGTGGATACTGAGGATTTTCAGACAGCGAATACGGAATAGGATACGAGTATTGGGAGGCTGAACACTTCCGTGGCTTATCACGGGAGGAGTTCGAAGAAGAAGATGACCAATACCACAATATGATAATGAAATACGAGTGGCTTCATTTCTGGAAAACCTTCGAGATAAAAATGAATGCCATATTCGGAAAACCTAAAGATGAACAGGATCAGCCAGATGTAAGGGTGGATGCTGATCCTGATGAGCCTGTATGGACACCGGGTGAATCAATCCAACGCTTCAATGACCCTGATTTTCAGGAGAATGTTAAAAAACTATGACAATATATTTAGAGGGCTGTGAACATGGGAACATATAAGATAGAGTTAATCCTTGACGGTAAAAGCAACCTCAGTAAGATGATGGGTGATGCTGGCAACAGTGTTAAGACCGGTATGGACGCCATTAAAAAAGGTGCAGGATCAGCCGATTCAAGCCTGAGCAATATAGGTAAAAGTGCCAGTAAGATGGGTAATGATGTATCCAGCAGTGCCAGGAAAGGTGAAAACAGCCTGAAGAGTATGGGTAAGGGTGGTGTAAGTTCCTTATCAGGTCTTAAAGCATCAGTCAGGGAAACCGCACACAATATCAAGGATGGAATCAGCCAGGGTGCAAGGTCAGCGGTGAGCAGCCTCAAAGGATTAGGCAGTGCTGGTGGAAGTGCTATTAGCAGTATCGGGAGCAAGATAGGCGGTGTGCTTGATGGAATGGACACCCTCGAAGGCCTTATCGGCATGGTTGCTGGTGGATTCGGCTTAATGGAATTAGCAAGTATGTCATGGGGTGGAGCAACACAGCGACAGTTTAACAATGTATATCTCCAGACAGTGATGACTGCAAATGAGGCTAAGAAATATCAGGAGATAATAGCCAGGATTGTTTCAGAGGTCCCTGGTGATGACACTTTCATGAATGCCCTCCTCACCGGAGCATTGGCTAAAGAATCCAGCCTGACAGTCAAAGAATTAGAACTTCTTGGTGAGGTTACAGCCTATTACACTACTATATCCAAGGAGGTTATGGGTGGATTTGTCCAGGAATATCAGCGTGAAATAAAAGATTATATCTTAACCGGAAATACTGGTTTAATGCAAAGGGATGGGTTACTCAAAAATCAGATAAAAACATTAGAGGGTAAGGAAAGCATAGAGGATCGTATTCTTGCAATAAATGAGGCTTTGACTGCTGAGGGTTATAAGCAGATTCCATTAACCGAGTTATCAAGCAGTAAACTTGAAGAGGTTAAAGGCAAATTTCAGTTAGCAGCGACAGAACTCGGAAGTAAACTATTACCAGGTATAACACAATTCCTTGAAACCATACTCGCCATTGATGAATCCACTGGCGGACTTTCCTCAACGATAATGTTAGTGGCTGCGGGTGCAGCCTCATTAAGTGGTATATTCGCCCTCCTGTATTCACCACTTAAATCAGCCTATGGCATGGCTTCTAAACTTGTTGAGAAAATCCTGGATATGACCACTGCTGGGACACAAGCCACCATAAGCATGTCAGGTTTGGGTAAAAGCGTTGCAAAAGTAGGGTTAGGTTTAGCAGCGGAGGCAGCAGCCCTGGTTGGTGTAGCCTATTTGATAGGTCAGATTTCGAGCCACACTGCCAAGTGGAAAGAGGTTGAAGCGGAGCATAACCAGCAGATGACTGCTTACACTAATAATATTGACTATTACAAGAACCGGATTGGTGAATTAGAGAATAAAAGACGAGAGAATATCGCAGCGGGTAGGGACACTGTACAGATTGATAAAGAGATTGCTGATGCCAGGGAAAATTTAAGGTTAACGACTGAGGGTGCGACTGAGGCTGAGAATAAGTATAAAGAGGCAAGACAAGTTCAGAAGGGGATACAGGAACTGCATGAACAGCGTAGTGGTGCTGCGGAAACAAGCATTGCTAAGTATAAGAGTAAAACAACTGGCAGACCTGTGGAAACTGTTTTCTCACCAGAGGAGGAACAGGCTCTTAAATTGGAGATGGATTATTATAACAAGATTGATAGTGTTAAATTGAGGTATGCGGGTACTCTTAAACGGATAGAAGAGGGTAAAGACAATTACACTAAGTTCTGGAAGGATAACAAGAAGTATTATGATGAGTACACCGCCCAATATGATGAGTTTGTGGTTAGTAATCAAAACTTCCATGACGCCATAAAAAACCAAGATTGGGGAGGTATTATCTGGTTCGGTTTGGAGAGGGCATTCAACCAGGCTGATGTCGGATTAATGGAGATGCACGCAAGTATCCAGTCCTGGTGGATGGATACAACAGACTGGTGGAAGGGTGCTTATGATAACACAATTAAATGGTTCCAGGGAGGATGGAATGACCTTGTCAGTGGTTTAAGTGGTGCTTGGGAAGATTTCATGAATTACTGGAATGACCCTTCAACGATTGGTGGAGGATTCATAGACACTTTACGGAAGGTTTATTGTTGGATAGTAGGGTGTAGTCCCGGCCTTATCCCGGCTTTGAAAGAGTTATGGAATTGGGGTGGCAGAGTATTTAATGCCCTTAAAAGTTATGTGGACCCGGTTCTCAAACCATTACAGGACCTCTGGGATATTATACAGAAGATCGCCAGTGGTGATTTCAGCGGAATATTCGGTAAAGGTGGAATACTAGATTTCAAGTTACCAGATTTTAAACTTCCTGATTTTGGCAATTTAATGCCCAAGATTAGCATTCCTAAAATGCAGTGGCCTGATCCTGGTAATATTTTGAGAGAAATCATTCAGAGAGTTAAATCAGCCATACCAAGACTGAATTGGAGAATTCCGAGTATTGGTCAGGTAATAGAAGTCGTTCAGAATAAAATACCAAGACTGAATTGGAGAATCCCATCTGCCGGTCAGTTATTATCTCAGACCTGGCGGAAGATAAGTAGTTTAATCTGGAGAATTCCTGGTGTTAGTCAGTTATTATCTCAGACCTGGCAAAAAATCAGTAAACTCGTATGGAAAATACCGGATGCTGGGCGGATTTTAAAGGCTATTACGGATAAGATTCCCGGATTCAGATGGCCTATGGGTCCAGGTGTAAGTTCGGCTGCTGCTACTGGTGTTGGAAGGGCAATGCAGTATATGACCGCACCAGGAGGTCCCATTAAGGATGCTATTGCTAATACTATGAGTCGCAAGTCTGGTGTTGGAGTAGGGTATATCAGAAATGCTATGGAGAAACGATTCAGTGGTGTTAGTGCCTTCAGAGATATAGCAAATGGAATATCTGATCATCTTGCATATCAATTCTATTTCGGTGATCAGAAAAGTAATAAGGAGGTTTGGGATAGCGGATTATGTAACTGTTATGATGGAGCACAGTTCGTTGTTTCCGAAGCCAGCCAGAGATTCGGCCTTAATGCTGGTATGCAGAACGGATTCTGGGGTAAGACTCCACATACATGGGCAACCGTTGGTGGTCAACCCTTTGATATGGCTGCCAAACTCATCAGGGGAACATGGATTCCACCCAGTGGACCACCTCAGGATTTCCATGAATTCATGACTGACATTGGCCCTGGCCTGGAGCATATGGGTTATGGTGGACACCTTATAAATCCATTTGATGCAGTTGCAAATGGCGGAAACTGTTTCGACATGACACTTGGAATAATGGGAATAGCCAATGACCTTTGGGGATTACCCGCACAGATGGTGTGGGGACACTATGATGGAATGAGTCATGTCTGGGCGAAAATTGGTAACAGGAATTATGATCCCACCAGGAGGGCATTGGAAGGTACTTATAACCCACCACCACAAGGACCACGACCAAAAGGACCTGAGAGTGGTGATACGATTATAGTTCAATTCCTGGGTGAAGTGTATGGTGTTGAAGATTTAGATAAAAGAACAGAGGGAATGGTTAATCAGGCTCTGGATAAGAGGGCTAAGAAAAGGAATAGGTACAGGTTAGGAGGATAAGATG